TACCTTTGGTTGACTTATAACTAAAACGATTCCAGGATGAATGCTACCTTACAAACTAACAAAATCTACGAAATCCTGCAAGAAAGTGACAAACGCATCTCGGTCATGCAAGGAGGTTCACGTTCTGGCAAAACTTATAACATTCTTATTTGGTTTATTGTAAAACTGTTGCAGGAGAACGGCAAAACGCTCACAATTGTCAGGCAATCGCTTCCATCCATTAAGGGTTCTGTTCTCAGGGACTTTGTGGACATATTAACAAAACTTAACATATATTCAGAGGACAACCACAATAAGACTGAGCAGATATACTCATTGAATGGGAATACGATTGAGTTTGTGAGTGCAGATCAACCCCAAAAGATTAGGGGTAGGGCAAGAACGTACTTATTCTGCAATGAGGCAAACGAACTCAGCTATGAGGCTTGGATGCAGTTAATCATGAGGACAGAGGGTAAGATAGTGATTGACTATAACCCTTCTGATGTGGCGAGTTGGATTTATGACTCTGTGATTCCGAGGGATGATGCTGACTTTAACATTACTACATTTAGAGACAACCCCTTCCTCCCTAAAGAATTGGTTGACGAATTGGAAAGGCTAAAGGATGCTGATCCTAACTACTGGCAGATTTACGGCCTTGGTGAACGTGGCTTGAGTCAGGACTTGATATATACCCACTACAAGACAACAGAGCATATGCCAGAGGATGGTGAGGTTGTGTATGGTCTTGACTTTGGGTTTAACGTGCCGAGCGCATTGGTTAAGGTGATGTTCGTTGAGGGTGCTGCATATGCGCAGGAATTGTTGTATGAAACGAGGTTGACCACAAATGATTTGGTGGATAGGCTAAAGCTTCTTAATATTGACCCGTACGATGAGATATTTTGCGATGCAGCCGAGCCAAAGACAATTGAGGAGTTGGTGAGGAACGGATTTAACGCCAAGCACGCAAATAAGGATGTAACGGAGGGAATTAGGACTATAAAAGGCACTACCTTGTTTATTCAGCAAGATAGTGTAAATTTACTGAAGGAATTGAAGAATTATCGGTGGAAAACTGATAGAAATGGCAATAAACTTGATTCACCCGTAAAGTTTGGTGACCACATACTTGATGCCCTAAGATATAGCATTTTTAGCAAGTTAACAATCCCTAAGATAACTTGGGGAGCAATATAAAAAAAATGGGTCTATTTGATATTTTTGGTAAGAAGAAGGGGTTGAGTCCAAGACAGAATGTTCCTCCTTCCTTTCAAGGTGTTAATGGTGCGGTTTTACAACAATACAATCAAGAGTCTTATGTGATGGATGGCTACCTCGGCAATGCTGATGTGTATGCCATTGTCAGCTTTCTTGCGAGAAAGTCAGCAAGTATCCCTTGGTATGTGTATCGTTTGAACAATGGCGAGAAAGCAAGGACATCATTAGTGCGTTATAAACAACTTTCTCGTGGATTGCAAGCAGGGCAAGGTGCATACGAGCAAGCCATACTTGCGAGGAAGAACGCTTACTCTGAGAACGTAGTGATGGACACACCTCTTTCTAAACTCTTGGAAAGACCAAACCCTAACCAAGCGCAAGATCAGTTCCTTGAGAACTTAATAGGTTACCATTTCCTATCAGGTGAGGGTAACATCTATGGCAACACAGGAATAAGTGGTGACAAGGTGTTGGAGATGTTCGTTCTTCCAACGCAGTTTCTTGACATATACCCTGACCCTAATGACCTATATGGAATCCTTGGATATAAACTAATGGTTGACCAAGGTATTGACATAGCAAAAGATAGGGTCTGCCAATGGAAAACATGGAATCCAGATTTTAGTGCAAGCACCAGGTCGCACCTTAGAGGTCTGTCTCCTTTAAGAGCATCTTACAAGACTTTAAGAATGTCAAACGCTGCTGCTGATGCATCTGCGATGATGGCTTATAATGGTGGAGCAAAAGGCGCACTAACTCCTAAAGTTGTAGGTTCGGTATCAGCACAGCCATCAATGGAGCAAGCAAACCTAATTAAGAGGAAGCTAAATGATGATGTCAATGGTACACAAAACAAAGGTAGGATTGATGTATTGCAGACACCTTGGGACTATCTTAATTTTGGATTGAGTAGTGTTGATATGGAATTGGTAAAGACAATGCAGATGTCAATGCACCAATGGTGTAGGGTATTTGGTTTGCCTGCTGTTTTGTTTGATACTGACACATCAAGTTATAACAACTACCAGAACGCAATGCGTGACCTGGTGACCAATACAATTGTACCAAAGTTGTGCCAATTGCGTGATGAGTTAAATAAGTGGTTAGTGCCACAGTTTGGTGAGGACTTGTATATTGACTTTGATATTACTGCACTTCCAGAGATGCAACAAGACATGGAGAGGATGACAAGATCACTTCGTGATGCAAACTGGTTGACTTTTGATGAGAAGCGTGTAGCGATGAATTATAGTGAGAGGGAAGGTGCTTATGGATATTCCTATGTAAATGGTGGACTAATGAGGCTTGACCAAGTTGGGATGGATTTAACTGTACCTGATGGAACAAATAACAGCGTTGACTTCGGACGAGATGATATGGTCAATGGTGATGACTCTGCATCCCAAGACGGTGTCGGAGAGGAAATGCCGAACTGAGCAAATGATGATGCACAATCTAAGGTTGTGGCATAAAAAAAGACTTGAAAATGAACGGGAAGCAGCGAGAGCAATATTGGTTGAAAGTGGAGAGGTTGAGAAACCAACTTGATGCCAAGTACATTGCACTTTTTGCTAATGCGATTGACAAGGACATGAAGCGGTTCATTGTGATGCTGAAGAAGAACGGCCCAGAGGCAACAAGAAGCATGATGGGTACTTATGCGTGGAATGAGGAGATGTTTACTATTATGCAACAACTGTACAAGGAAGCTGCCATACTTTTTGGTAATGCTACATACAGGGCGGTTGGAATAATGAGCAGGAAGGCAAGCAATCCATTTGGTTTAAATTTAAGTTGGATTAATGAGATGCTTACTTTTTTAACTAAATTTGGACTGCAATTGGTTGCTAACATGACCAATACTACTAAAGTTAAGATTGACACTATTATTGCACTTGGCATTTCAGAGGGATTGAATAGTGATGAGATAGCTAAGTTAATTATGGAGGATGAGGAGCTTGGATATGCCAAGATGAGGGCCACAAGGATAGCGAGGACTGAGGTGATGAGGGCAAGCAACTATGCTGCGTTTATTGGGGCGAGTAAGCATGACTTCTTGGTTGACAAGATTTGGATAGCGACAAGGGATAGTCGGACAAGAAGAATACCCAAAGATTCTTACGATCATTGGGATATGGATGGGCAAGTGGTTGCATTTAATGAGAACTTTACCAGTAGGGATAAACTTGGGAGGCCGGTTGTTGCTGAGATACCTGGTGACCCAAAGAGTCCCAAAGGATTTACTATAAATTGTAGGTGTACGGTTGGATTTATTCCAAAGCGTGACCCTAATGGTAGGTTAATTTTAAAACAGTAATAATGCCGATATATAGTTGCGGTGACGGAAAATATAGGATAGGAGATGGTGAGTGTATGTACACATCAAGAGCAAGCGCACAGCGAGCCTATGTTGCCTACCTTGCACAGGAAGAAGATGGGAAGGAAGAACCAGAAAACTACAAAGAAGAAACTTATAATGACTACCCTGAGGCAGCGACCAACAACGCAAAAAGGGCATTAAAGTATAAAGAAGAGAATGGTAGTGATTGTGGTACACCAGTTGGATGGACAAGAGCAAATCAGTTGGCAAGTAGAGAGAAGATAAGCAGAGATACGATTGCAAGGATGGCATCTTTTAAAAGGCATCAGCAAAACAAGGATGTGCCATACTCTGAGGGTTGTGGTGGCATTATGTGGGATGCATGGGGTGGAGATGCAGGAATTGAGTGGGCAATTAGGAAATTAAATCAAATAGATAATAAAAAAAGTATGATATATAATTACAAATCATTTGAGGCTAATGTCAAGGATGTTGACTCAAAGAAAGGAGAGGTAAGTGGTTATTTCTCTGCATTCGGCATGGTTGACTCTGATGGCGATATAATGATGCCAGGTGCGTTCAAACGTTCAATCCAAGATTGGGGGCCAGAGGCAAAGGGTAGGGTAAAGCATTTGCTAAACCATGACCCAAGTCAACCACTTGGTAAGATAATGGAATTGAAGGAAGATGGCTATGGTCTGTATTACCGTTCACAAGTAGGAACGCATAGGCTTGGTCAAGACTTTATCAAAATGGTTGAGAGTGGGTTGATTGGTGAACACTCAATTGGATTCAGAACACTCAGAGAGCAAAAAGGTGCAGATGCAAATGAGATACTTGAGGTAATGCTTTTTGAGGGATCAAGCCTTACGGCATGGGGTGCAAATGAATATACACCAATTTTGGGGATAAAAAGTTTGGAGCAATGTATTAAGATACAAGAACAAATTAAGACATTTGAGAAGTTTATCAGAAACAGCGATGTAACTGACGAGACAATTGAACTATGTCTGATTAAGGTCAGGCAATTGGCACAAGCGATTGAGAAGGCAAGTAGCACACAGGCAGTTGAAAATACACCTGTGCAGCAAAAGAATAACGAGGAGCTTGAGCAATCACTTATATCAATATTAAGAAAATTCTAAATTAAAAGTAAAATGGAAGATTTAAAAAAGTTTGAAGCTGCTCTTGATGCGAAGTTCGCAGAGCAGAAGGCTGAAGTAGCCGTTAACACAGAGAAGGCTGCAAAGGCTTTCGAATCAAGGATTGAGCAAATCAACGAGGAGTTGGTTAAAGCTAACAAGACTGCTGCTGAAGCAAGGAACGAAGTTCTTGAAGCTAAAGCTGCTTTCGGAAAGTTGCAAGCCAAAGAAACTGCTAAAGTAGCAACTTCTTATGGTGAGCATATCATGAACATTAAGAACGAGATTGGTTCTGCAATTGAGAAAGGTTGGGGCGATATCAAAGCTGCTGCTCGTGGCAATGGTAAAGGTTTCAACTACGAAATGGATGCCAAAGCCGTTCAGACAATGACCATCGGTACTAACCTGACTGGTTCTGTTTATACCTCTTATGTTGATAACGCTTATTTAAGGTCTTTTGTAAACCCACATTTGCGTTCAGTTTTCAACATCATCCCTGTTTCTACCGGATCAGTTTCTTTCCCTCGTGGTAATACTCCAGTAGGTGAAGGTTCTTTCGGTAAGCAAACTGAAGGTTCTGCAAAGCCTCAAGTTGATTACGATGTAACAGTTGTAAACACTGCCCTTTCTTTCATCGCAGGTTACGCTAAAGTAAGCCGTCAGATGATTGATGATTTGCCATTCTTGCAAGCTTATCTTCAGCAGTCTCTGATTGAAGATTTCCAAAAGGCAGAAGATACTTATTATCTTAATGCAATCGCTTCAAGTGCAACCGCAGGTGTTTCTTCTGGTGCTAACACAGCTGAGAAGTTCATTGATTATGTTGCTCAGTTGGGTGCTTTGAACTGGATGCCGAATCTTTCTTTGATGACTCATGCTGGTTGGGCTGCTTTGTTGAAAACCAAGCCAGGTGACTATTCACTTCCTGGTGGAATGGTTATTGACAACAATGGTAATGTAAGAATCCTTGGTATCCCTGTTGTTCCTCATTCTTTGGTAACTGCTTCAAGGATGTATGTAATGGACACTACCAAGTTCGCCATTGCTCAACAATCTGGTTTGAATGTACGTTCTACTGAGTTTGATCAGGATGACTTCATCAAGAACTTGATTACCTTCCGTTGCGAGGCTCGTTGTGAACTGCTTCAGTTCCAACCAACTGCTGCCGTATACGGTGCAATCTAAAGTGTTGTTTTTTTAAAGTGTATATTTTGGGGGGCGGTATTCTTATCGCCCCTTTTTTTAACTTTGTACTATGCAAGTAAAAATACTATCTACTAACAACTCAAAAATGCTTTATAGTGCATTAAAAGAGATGCACCGAAACTCATTGAGTGGTGAGGTTGTGTATGCAGTTAAGCATGATGATGCAAAGACATCTTTCAATATGTCAATGCAAAAAATAATGCACAGTACAGATGGTGTACTTTTGCTCTTTGAAGATGATGTTGAGATAAGGGATTTTAGTCATTTTGAGGAGGCTATATCTCAATTGCCAAGTGATTGGGAATTGTGCTACCTTGGTGCGAATCTGATTGCTCCTATTGAAAAGTATAGCGAGAACCTTTACAAGACATTTGGGGCATGGACTACTCACGCAGTTATGTATAATAACCCAAAGGAATTGTGCAAAGAATATACCAATACAAGTATAATGTTTGACGATTGGTTAAAGACAAATATACATCCAAGAGGAAATACTTATATAATTAAACCTATGATTGCTTGGCAAAAGCCACATCAAAGCGATTTATGGAATCACTTTGCCGATTATACAAGAATATTTGATGACTCGGCAGCTAAACTAATTTAACTATGAACATTGTCGCTTCTGTGCATCTTTATCCTCCAGAGCATAATTGCGGTGCGGAATGGATGCTTCATTTTATGCTTAAATACTTGCAGTCTAAGGGCCACAATGTAAGAGTTCTTTTACATGATGCGAATAAGTACAAGATTAGAGATAATTATGTGTTTGATGGAATTGATGTATTTCCTCCAAATCTCAATGTGATTGAAGGGTTAATGAGGTGGTCACACGCTGTTTTTACTCATTTGGACTATACAAGATGGACAATTCATGCAGCAAAGATGTATAAAAAGCCTGTTTTCCATCTCATCCACAATTCTCACTCATATCCGGAGATTGTTGATGCAGAGAAAAATCAGCACATAATATACAATTCTTTATGGCTAAAAGAACTTTTGAACTATAATTTTAGTAATTTTATAGTGACTCCGCCAGTTGACTACAATTACTATGACTTGGAGAATGAACCTGAGAAGTCTGAATATATCACTTTAATAAACTTAAACGAGAACAAAGGCGGAAAGATATTTGGCGAGATTGCAAGAGCAATGCCACACAAGTCATTTTTAGGCGTTTTAGGGTCATACGATGAGCAGATAACACCAAGCCTACCAAATGTAACTTATGTGCCTAATTCGCCAGATATAAAGAAATGGTACGCAAAGACAAGGATACTTCTGATGCCATCAAAATATGAGAGTTGGGGACGGACAGCAACAGAGGCAATGTGTAGTGGGATTCCGGTAATTTGTACTGATACACCTGGGTTGAAAGAGAATTGTGATAAGGCAGGTATTTATATTAAAGATAGAAACAATGTCAAAGATTGGGTTGAAGCCATTACAAAGTTGGATGATAAAAAAACCTATTCATGGGCCTCAAGAAAAGCAAAAGCGAGATCAAGAGAGTTTGATACAAGAAAAACGCTTGATGAGTTTGAGAACTGGTTCAGAGAAAGTGTTAATAAATATAATTAAAGATGACATATATAGACGGCATAACAATATTAGCTGACGCGGTTGTAGAACCCGTTAGTCTTACTGATGCTAAGAATTGGTTGCGGATTACCAATTATGACACAGATGATGTGCTGATTGGTGATTTGATTAATGGTGCAAGGGTGCATATTGAGAAGCTCACTGGTTGCTCTTTGGTTAATAAGTCAGTAAGGATAAATGTTGAACTAACTCCACAGAGCCAAGGCTTTTGGATGCTTGATGTGCCTTATGGGCCATTGCTTTGTGTTGATGAGGTAAAGATAAAGACGGGAATGAATACCTATGAGGTATTGACAAAGAATACTGACTTTGAGGTGATAGGTGGTAAAATTTGGATGTATACGGCAGGTGTTTATGTCATAAAGTATCAGTGCGGATTCAGCACCATTCCAGAGGACTTGTCAACTGATATACTTACTTTGGTTGCTTGGTCTTATGAGAATAGGGGTAAGAAGTTCCAAGGTGATGCCAAAGCAGGGCAACTGAAAGAATATCCAAATTGGGATGGATTAAATTATCATCAATATAAAAAAGTTGTGATATAGTGGCAAAAGCATTATCCATAGATATTAAAGGTTTAAGACAAACAATTTTTGCTTTAGAGCAAAAAGCAGATGCTCGTCTTAAAGAAATTGATATGGAGATGGCAGCAGGCGTTGAACAAATGGCAACAACAGCTAAGTCAATATTCCCAAGTGGCAATCCATTAATAAAAGGACAAAGAACAGTTTATACAAAAATTAGGGCAACAATTAGGAGTAAAAAGAATTTTACTTATAATTATAGTTTAATTGCAGGTAGGCGTGAGGATCCAATGGCTGCATATATTGAGTTTGGAACAGGTAAATATTTCCCACAATACCCAGGAAAGGAAGCTGAGTGGCAGGCACTTGCAAGAGAGTATTATGTTAATGGAGAGGGTATGATGAGACCATCACCTTATTTTTATCCAAGTGTAATAAGTGGTTTAGTATCTTTACAGAGTAACATTAAACAAGTATTGAAAAGGGATGAAAGATTGTAGCAATAATATAAGAGTTCAATACCTATCAAAACTGAATGGTAATATTACTTACGGTGGTAAGAATGTTCCTGTTTATGGAAATGATACATTTGAGACAATGCCTCAAAACTATATAATAATTGGTGATATAACAGAAAGTGCTGATAATAATAACCAATTGTTCGTAAGTATGGCTGATGTGGTAATTGATATATTCAGCGAGCAGTACATGACAAGAAATAATAGTATTATTGATGATATTGCTGACCAAGTGTTAACTTTGTTAATACCGACTACTGGTGTTCAAGATATGGGAGATGCTGAATTTCAGATATATGCCAAAGCAAGAACATCATCACGTTACTTAACAATGCAGGAAGGAAACAATTTCATCAATAGAAAGATTTTAATTATCAACAATTCAATAATTCAAAAATAGAATAAAATGGGACAGATTTTAGGATCATTGCAAAACATAGAGATTGATGTAGCTGGTGGCTCATCTTATAAAAATCTCGTGTGTCTGCGTACAGCATCAGTTAATACAACTGTTGATTCAACAACCGAGCAAACAAATTGTGGGCCTTTGACATCAGTTGCTGATGCTACAATGGGTCTTGACTTTGATGCTATTTGTGAAGTTGCTCCAACTGTTGCTCAAGTATCTTACGAAGATTTGCTTGCTGCTATGGCTGCAAAAACTCTCGTTGCAGTAAGGGTACAAAGTCCTGTTGTTAGTGGTTCAAGCGCAGGTGCTGCCTACTACCATCAGTTTCTTGGTTACATTACTTCTTTGACACTTAATCAATCAACTACTGAGTTTATCAATTTCTCTGGTACTGTTACCTCTACCGGGACTATTGATGTTACACCTTAATTATGAACTACACTACTATTACTATAAACGGAACTAAGATTGGACTTAAATTCGGGATGGCATCTTTTAGATACCTTTCCGATAAGTTCATAGAAGGCAAGGCTTATACAAATAACGAGTTAAATGAGATTGGGATTGCTTATATTTTATATAGCGGTTACTATAATAATTGCCTAATTAAGGATGCAGAGATTGAGCATAGCTTTGAGTCTTTTGTTGACTTTATAGAAGCCAATTTGAATAACGAAGATGTATTAAATAGCATAAAAGATATAATACAAATTTGGAGTCAGAATGAGTTTCTAAAGCAGAAAGAAGAACCAAAGCAAGAAGCAAAAAAAAAGATTACTCGTGGGAAGAAATAGAAGCATTTGCGTTTGGTGATTTGTGTTTATTGCCGAATGATTTCTATGCAATTAGTCCAAGAGAGTTTTCTTTAATGATAAGAGGAAGTGAAACCCGAAAGGTTGACACTTATAAGCAAACAAGACTTTTGATGTTTACAATGGTGCGGTTAATGGGTGATTCCAAGACCGCACCAAAAACACCTGAAGCATTATGGCAATTGCCGGGTGATGAAGAAAGTGAGAATGTGATGAGTGATGATGAGATGCGAGAAATATTTAAAAGATTGGGAAAATGAGTTTACAGATAGAAATAGGTGCAAATGTATCTGAAGCCAATGCAAGGCTTACTAAATTCTATGCTGATTTAAGAAAAAATTTAAATGAGGTAAATACTACTGTAAAAAAAACTTCTGATACTTTTCAAAAAAGTACAGATAAAATGGCAGAGGCTACAAACTCATTCGGCAAATCATCAAGAAATTCATTAACTGCATTATCGCTTACTCTTCAAGATTTACCATTTGGATTTATAGGTATTCAAAATAACCTTCCAGGTATTATTCAAGGCTTTGGTCAAATGAGCGTAGAAGCAAAAACCGGTGCTTCTGTTATGACTCAATTAAAGACAGCATTAATGGGGCCGGCAGGTTTGTTTCTTGCATTTAGTGCTGTGACAGCAATTGTCACAACATTGACAATGAAATATGGTGGACTTGGTAATGCAGTTGATGCTTTATTTGGTAAGATAAATCCATTATCTAAAGTTATTAAAGATGCTTCAAAATCACAAGAAGATTTAAATGAATCATATAAGACAAGTGGTCAAATTATTGCATCTGCAACAGGAAGTGTAGAAGCACAAATACTTAAAGTACAATTATTATCTGATACAGTAAAGAATTTATCTAATTCAGAAGAATTAAGAAAAAATGCTTTATATGAATTGCAGAAAATTGATAAAGCATATTTTGGTCAAATAACAACAGCGATAGGTGATGTTGGTAAACTTGAAGCAGCAACAAAAAAATATACAGATGCAATTATAGCAAATGCTATTGCTAAAGGCTACGAACAAAAAGTTACAGAAACTGCTATTAATTTAGAAGAACAAAGAAATTTATTAAAAGAACTTGCTCCAGCTTATGCTAAAGCAACAAAAAATCTAAAAGAATTTTTAGATTCGTATCAAGATGCCTATGATCCTGTAACGGGTGCTAAAATAGCACAACCAGCTTTTACTACGGATGCTGATATTGTAGCATTTAATAAACAAAAACTTGTTGTAGATGCAGCAGTTATATCTTTAGACAAATTAAAAGAATCTTTTAAAAATGCATCATTAGAAGCATTAAATTTTGTAGAACCTGTTGTAAAAGCTGGAAAAGCTGTCAAAGAATTAAAAATAGGTACAATTATAGATAAAGGTGAATTAGGGCCTGGTAGATTAGTTGATACATTAGAAGCATTTCAAGCTTATGTTAGAGGTAATATAAATATACAAAAAAATTCAATTGATAAAATATTAACTGCAAGATTAGATTATAGAAGAAAGGAACTTGAGGAAAATTTCTTATTGCCTAAAAAGTTGGATAAAAATGCTGGGCCATTAAATAAGAACCCTTTAATTGAATACCAGTTTGGTCAAATTAAATCAATTATAGATGCATTAAAAGAAGAAGCTAAATTTATTGATGATGCATTTAGAGTTCCTCTTGAAAACTTATTTGTAGATTTTCTGCAAAAAGGTAAGTTATCATTTGAGGATTTTACTAAGTCTGTAATAAATAATATTACTCAGCTTGTTGCTAAATTAGCTGCAAGTAAATTATTTGAAGCATTGGCAAGTTTAATACCTCAAATAGCAGGAACTTTATTACCTGGTGGTACTGAATTAACACAAATTGCAAAATTCTTAGGTAGTGGCAGAAGTATATTTGGAACTGCAAATTTTGGTGGTGTTGGAGGTGGTGGTATGAACTTAAATGGTCAAGTTGTTTTTGTGCAAAGAGGTGCTGATCTTGTAGGTGTAATGAATAGAACTAATGCTCAAATACAAAGAATTGGATAATGGCATACGGAATAAAATATAGAATTACTTTTAAAACTTTGCAAAATGATACCTGCAAGGTTGATATTTATATTGATTCTTATAGTGGTAGTATCACAAATTTAGAACCTGCTGTAAATCCTTTTATATTAAGAGAGTTTAATACTGATGATGATACATACAAATCATTAAGACCTCAACAAGCTACAATTAATTTTATTAGTCAGTCAGGTGTATCAATAGATGACTTTTTAGGAAATTCTGATACCTATGCTTATGTAGCATTTGAGTTTTTAAGTGCAGTACAATATTATTGGCTTGGTTATTTGCTACAAGATGACTTCCAAGAAACATGGCAGGATTCAAAACATATAATTACATTAAGAGCAAGTGAAGGGTTGGGTTTATTACAAAGCCAACCTCTTACTGACAATGCAGGCGATGAGTTGATTGGTAGGTTTACTCCTTGGCAGTTAATACAATATGCTGCATTTGGAACAATACAGACATTTGTAGAGCATAAGGTAATTAGTAATTTATATCATTCTACTATGGATGATACACTTGATGTACCATCAATTGGACAATGCTATGTTGATGCAAGAACATTTAGTATTGGTGATGGAGAATATGATAATAAGTACAATGTACTTGATAAAATAAATTCTGCATTTAATCAGACATTGATCCAGTACAAAGGAAAGTGGGTAATATTTAGGCCAGAGGAGTTATTTATGACTCCTACACAAAGCTTAAGGCAGTTTAACAAAACACTTTTAGGTACAACAATTAGTAACAATAGATATGATATTGAGGTTGGTGTAAATGAGGATATAAAACCTATTGCACCTGAGATGTTAAGATTTATCAACAGACCAACAAAGGTTGATGAGATTGATTTTTTATTTTCATTTCCAAGTGAATTATTTTTAAATGAAAATTTCCAAAGAGGTGCTTATGTTGGAGGTGGTGCTTTAGGTGCAGGATTTGGTAGCTACCAGTATTTTAACGTAAATAATTGGGTTAACTATACTAATACAAGAGAGAGTCCAGTACCAACTGGTTCTGTTCTTACAAGATGGTTATATACTGATATATCAGGGTTTGATTATGAAAATTTTATTGAAGTACAATCAAGCACATCAGAAGCTTGGGCGCAATCAACTGAAATACAAGTAAAAAAAGGTGATCAGCTTGAAATTTCATTTGATTGGATAGTTAATAGAGATTCTATAATTACAAATTCATTTCCTACTGATACTAATTTTAATGTTGTACAAATTCTTTATAGAACAATTGCAACTCCAACTGTTTTTAAATATGGTTCAAATATTGATGGTAAATGGGTATATGGAGCAAACTTTGACTCTGGTACTATTCCAAAAATTACTTACAATTATGATGATATAACAAATTTTACTTGGACTAACTTTTCAATAACAACTAATCCTGTTTTTTTTGATGGATGGATTAAAATATTGTTTCCTAATAATGCATTATTTGTTCCTAATAATCCTTGTGTAAAAAATTTACAAGTAAATTATATCACAAGCATTAATGGTTTAGATATTAATAAAGCAGAAGGGACATTTGATAGGTTTACCAAATCACAAGATTTAAGAGTTGATTTTAAAAATTCTATATATCTTGACAATGTAGATAATTTTAATATTCAAGGAGCATTATTTGTTCCAGATGATGATACTATTGCAACACCAGATTGGTATAGATACCGTTACCAATTAGAATCAGAGCCATTTAAGAAGCAGAATTTGATTGCCAATTGGGAAAGGACAAGGTTTCATAGGAATAAGATTGATGTGAACCTATTTGGTCTTAAATATGGGTCTGAGCCGATTGGGTTGCTTAATACTATTAAGTTTGTCGATGATGACCCGAATAAACTTTATTATATAGCCAATCTTAAAGAAATTGACTTTGCGAGTGCTACCTGGCAAGCTACACTTGTTGAAGTTTATGATAATGATAGGGATTTTCTTATAAATGTAAATGCTACATATACCAACAAAACAGGCTCAGGTCTTGTTCCAATTACGCTTAACTATGGTCAATATTTTACTGTTATTGGTGGCAATATCTTAAAATATACTGGCATTCCAACAATAACTGTTGATTTTAAATGTAGAATAGTTGGAAGCATTACTGTATCATCAACTCCCGTTAATGTTAACTTTGTTATAAGTAATACAACCGGAATACTAAAAACAGTTACAGTTACAGCCACAACAAGTCCGTTCGCAGTTGATATAAACTTAGATGTTGACAATGTTGTTTTGGCTACAAATAACGAAATTGAACTAACTTTAAGCGTTAGTATTACATCACTTACCGTTACAAGTAGCTACTTGATATTTAACAATAACGATTCACTATATCCTACTTATAAATCAGGTTATATCTTTAAATAATGGCAGACGTAGTAAAAGCAGAAGGGTTAGTTATAGCATATACATTTGAAAATAATGTGTATCCATTGGCTTGTGCTAAGAACTCAAGCCTTAATATTAGTAGGGACTTTCTTGAGTTAGCACCTAAGACCAATGGTTTGTATCGTGAGTTTATACCTGCAAGGAGGAACTTTACCATAAGTGGAAGTGGGTTGGTTAAGATGGCCCAGGCTTTTATGCAACCTTTTGAGTTCTTTGAGGAGTTCTTTACTGGTTCAGATGTAAAATATACAGCTTATTTAGATATAATTGATCCGCAAAATAATTATAGGGTATTCCAGTTCAATTGTTATATACAAGATTTAACACTTGACTCAACAATTGGCTCAAATGCTACATATAGTTACAATATACAAGGAAGTGGTAGTTTTACTGAGTTAACGGTTGTGGATACTTATACTGTAACAGCAGGTACTATCCCTGCTCGTAACCCTGCCACTCACAAACTTGTTGCCGTTGGATATGGTGGCAAATGGTACTATAACTACACAGTTACGGGGTCATTTGTTATAACACTTGGAACGGCTTTAAATGGCACATCAGTTATTGCTGCTTACATTGCTTTATAACCATAATAAATCTTAAATTTACATTATGATAGGTGAACATAATTTAAGGACAATTAAGAGGGGTGATACATGGGTATTGCCATTGTCATTTTGGGAAGATGAGTGCCAAGAGGTAGCGATTAATGTAAGTACATATACTTTTAAACTTATGGCAAAGAATAGTTCCGGCACTACAATATTTACTTGGGATAATGCTATTTTTGTGCAAGGTGCTACTAATGAGAGGACAGTCACATTGAGTGCTGTCACAACTGCTACTTATACTATCGGTGAGTTCAATTACGAACTCCAAGTTACTACTGCCTCTGGTGTGTTTACATGGATGCAAGGCTTTGTCCAAGTTGTTGATCAAATAACAAGTTAACGATGGTAATCAAGATTAATTATACAAGTAGTGATATATATGTCAGCACATCAGTATCGCCTGTTTATGTAGTTGTAAGCAATGGCGGTAGTAATGGTTCTGCTGTATGGGGCCAGATTACCGGCACTCTTAGCAACCAGACTGACCTACAAAATGCTCTTGATGCTAAGTTTGATGATCCTACCGGAACAATAGCACAATATCTTCGCGGTGATGGTACACTTGCTACATTCCCATCATTAACGGGTTTTGTTCCTTATACTGGCGCAACAACAAATGTCAACCTGGGTGAGTTTGCATTATCAGCAGGTCAAGTGACTTTAGATACATCGCCAACAGGAACAGCAGCAGTTGCAACTACAAGGTGGAACGATACTAATGGAGTTAGCGAAACAACCTTAAAAGGTGGTAGTGTTGTTCTAAAGAATGGTATGGACTTAGTTGCAAGGGTGGTAAATAAGGTTACACCTAATGCCACATTAACTAAAGCAGCGTACCAAGCGGTAAGGGTAAGCGGTGCGCAAGGTCAAAGGTTAGCGGTTGCACTTGCTCAAGCGAATAACGATGCTAATAGTGCTGATACAATCGGATTGGTTACTGAAACGATTGCAACCAATCAGGAAGGATTCATCATGACTGTTGGGCAACTTGAGAACATCAACACAACAGGAAGTCTACAAGGTGAAACTTGGGTGGATGGTGATGTGCTTTATCTTAGTCCTACAACGGCAGGAGCAATAACAAAGGTCAAACCAACTGGTAATGGTCATATTGTAGTCATTGGTTACGTTGAGTATGCCCATGCCAACAATGGTAAGATATATGTAAAGGTGATGAACGGATGGGAGTTGGATGAACTTCATGATGTTGACATTGTTACACCTGCCAACAATGAGGCACTTATTTACGAATCAAGCACCTCACTTTGGAAGAACAAGACAATAGCAACGGCATTAGGGTTTACACCCGTAACATCTGCAAGATTAATTAATACTACATCACCTCTTGTCGGTGGTGGTGATTTGTCTGCTGATAGGACATTAAGCATCCCTGCTGCTACTACTTCAGTAAATGGTTACTTGACTTCAACTGATTGGACTACGTTTAATAGTAAGCAGAACGCATTAGGTTTTACACCCGTTCCAACCACACGCACACTAACCATCAATGGCACTACGCAAGACTTGAGTGCTGATAGGACTTTTACTGTGAGTGCAGCGAATATCTACACTGCTGATGGGACTTTGTCGGGCAATAGAAGTCTGACACATGGTGGATTTAATTTATCATTTATTGGTGGAACATTTACAAATAGATTTACTTCGGCAGGTCGCCTCTTGTTGGGAACAACAACAGAAGGTACAAATATTTTAGAGGTCAACGGAACCGCAAGGGTTAACACAGATTTATATGTTCATAATGCAAGTGGTGAAGCAAGGATTGAAATAGGTAGAAGTATAACTGGAGCAAGGACTGTACTTTTTAGTAATTTTTCTGCTGGACTCGTTTATTATAATTCAGGTTTTTCAAATTATGTATATTATTATGACCCATCAACAAATACATTACTATTCCAAACGAACGGAAGTGATAGATTAACAATTGCATCAACTGGGGCAGCAACATTTAGTTCATCTGTAACCGCATCATCATTAATCAAGAGTGGTGGAACATCAGCGCAAATATTAGCAGCAGATGGTTCAGTGATAACAGCAGGTACAAACATCACAATCAGCGGAGGAACGATTAGTACAAGTGGTGGTGGAACTACCATATACACTGGAGATGGTACACTTGCAGGTAACAGGAGTCTTACACATGGTGGATTTAATCTATCATTTATTGGTGGAACATTTACAAATAGGTTTACATCAGCAGGTCGACTATTGTTGGGAACAACAACGGAAGGAACATTTTTAGCAGACATCAATGGCACAGCAAGAGTGAGTGGGGGAATTGTTTATAGTGGTGGTTCTTATGTTGCAGGTTCTATATATTATTCATCATCTTTAGGTATAGTTATTGCTGGTAATACTGGTAGTGGTTCAGATTTAACATTAACAGATAGGAGTGGTAGTGAAAGAATTAAAATTATATCAGGTGGTTTTGTAACATTAACTGCAAGTAGTATAAATGGTGTTGAAATTGGGTCAGGTAGTATAAGTTCCAATATCTCAAATAGTTCACAATATGGTTTACAAATTTGGGGTAGGACATCAAGTACAAGCAATTATGCAATACAAATGTATTCTGATGGTGGGAGTAATGGAGTTTTTATTGGTAATAACGGAAATCTTGTTATTGGTGCATTAAGCACCACAAATGTATCAACAGCAATACTTCAAGCAAACTCAACTACCAAAGGCTTCCTCCCACCTCGGATGACAAATGCACAACGTGCTGCAATTAGTTCTCCTGCGGTTGGTCTTATTGTGTACTGCACAGATGCGACTGAAGGATTGTATCAGTACACAAGTGCAGGATGGGCAAATCTTAATGGTATTGTTACGAATAGGCAGACGGCATCCTACACACTTGCATTGACTGACATTAATGATTTAGTTGAAATGAGGTGCGTTGAAATTAGCGGTGCAATATAGCGGTGCAACACTTGTCAAGATAGCGACTAATGAGTGGTATTTATTCGGAGATATAACTGTATAAAATGAGTTTAAACTTAGGCATCATAGCATCATCAACAGGAACGGCTGCACCGCCTGTGGGTCTACTATTAGATACATATCCAGGTGCATTTGCTGCATATTCATTGCGTAAATTAAGGACTGCTTATGCAGGTGCAGCAATAAGGGTAAGAAGGTCAAGCGATAATACTGAAACGGATATTGGATTTAATGGTGGTGGTATATTAGACACAACTGCTTTAACAACTTTTGTTGGTGCTGGAAATGGTTTTGTTAGGACATGGTATGACCAAAGTGGAAATGGAAGAAATCAAATACAAACAGTAAATGCAAATCAACCATCTATTGTAACAAGTGGTGCAATTATATTAGTTAACGGAAAACCTTGCATATCACAAGATGGTGTATCTGGTAGAATGTTAAGTTTAAATGCTTCTATAAATGTTGCAAATTTATCAATTTTTCAAGTATTTAAAATAAATGACACAACATTCCAAACAAATTTTGGAGGTGGTAGCAATTATGTGTTATTTGGTTTTACTTCAAGTTTTCCTCCAGATAGTATTACTGTAAGCAGTAGGTTTAAAAATGGTGCTTCATTAGTTACAAGTGATGCACCACAAGTAACCACTAACTACGGAAACAATACACAAATATTATCATCTGCATTTTATACTGGTGCAGTAACTTGGGGTAGTTTTGGTTGGGGCAATAGTACATCTTGGCCGACTGTAGGGCAAATACAAGAACACATTTGGTATAATACAAGTCAGTCAGCAAACAGGACAGGTTTCGAAACAAATATAAATTCTTATTATACAATCTATTAATTATGGCAAATATTCAACCGATTTCAACATGGTTTCAAGGGGCAGAACATCAAGCAAATGTTTTTACTCTTTATTCAACAGGAGATAACTTAATTGATGCAGCAACTTTTCAATATCAACTTATTGAACTTATTGTTATTTCTCCTGAAGAACAAACTTCACAAACTTTAATTACAGGAGAACTTGTAATAAATGGTACAGCCTATGCCGAATGGGATGCAGAGGTAGATGCAAATGCTTGGATTTACAACTGGGCAGCAAGTCAACTAAACTTAGTAATTATCTAAATAAATAAAAATGGCAAAACAAATCGAACCCGTTGATATATGGGTAAATGGCGAAAGCAAGACAGCAGAGTATTTCTCAGTTACCTGCATCAATGACAACTA